TTACGAGGTTCTTGGAGATGATATCCAAATCTTTGATTCGGAATTATCTAAGGAATATTTAAGAGTTATGGATTTGATTGGGGTTCCTATCAATGAAAAGAAATCCGTCGTCTCTACACACAAACCAGTGGTAGAGTTCGCCAAGAGAACCGCAGTGGGAAACCACGAGGTTACTCCTCTTTCTTGAAAACAATTTATCTCTTTGGATAACCTAAGAGGTCGATTGTCTTTAGGACTGGGATTATTTTCAAAAGATAGTTCCTTTAAGCAGAAGCCGCTGAGCGTGCTTTCTACTATTATGAAACAACATCCTTGAGACAAGAGAATCTTCTCTGACTCATTCGCTCTTTTCGGTGCTCTACATTCTTACCTCTTTTCTAAAGGTAGAATTAGATCATTGATTGTGAGTGCTATGAGGGCAAAGATAAATCTCTCTCTTAAGGGTCTTACTTTCATAAAGTCTGAAAGAATTCCGTCTCAGTTTGTTGATGCCATAAAGGATAGAACTGAAGAAATGACTATTTCCGAGCATAAGCAATTAACATTGCTGGTTGAGCCTGATCTCAAAAAGCTTTTAATCGAAAAGATTAATCGCTTAGAGAAACGCTTGACTCCTGCTTGGAAAAGGGCCCAAGCTTTAAAAGTTGTCCGAATTCAGATGCAACCTGCTGTCTCTTATTTTGAGAAGGCTTATGGTGATGCAACTGGAGGACCACAAGGAAGAATGCTCGAGAGAGTTCTTCTTCAAGTGTTCCTTAATAGTGCCCCTGATTGGGACCCTATTTTACGAAACTTTAAAGCCGGTCCGTCAGTACCGTTACGTGATCAGACTATTGATTCTTTATATGAGATCTATCTCAAATGAGTTTCAATTCGGTCTTATTACGAACTTCCTGATCGTCTTCGTGCCGCACGTGACAATCCATTGATTGAGGAATCTACAACTAATCCCACTGAAGTATTAAAGTGGTTCATTGAAGTCCAAAGGGCTAAGAAGCCCAAAGGCGGAAATGATATGATGTTGTTCAGATTCCAATCATGGGATTCAATGAAGGATCTGAAATTTTAGATCTCTCATTGCTTGAGTCTTATCGTGAATGGCTCAATCCTTCTCCACAAGCATATTAAATGCTAAACTTAAAGAGTAGAAACTTTGAGTCACTGTGACAGAGCTGGGTTTATCCATACATTTAGCTGTCGTGAAATTTCTAGTTTAAGCTTGGTCAAGGTATTGCCTACCTTCAACCAGAGAATGGTAAAAGTCTACTTAGTGTAGTCTTATTGTAAGTGCTCGCAGGGTCACTCCAAAAGAGGAGTCTGCGACTTGGGAATTTTATACTATGGTGTTAGATTGACATGTAAGGTTCGCCTCGAAAGGGGAACGAAACGGTGTCATGCACCTAAGGTATACTAGCTCAAACCTCTGCAATAAGGAGCTTGCTTTTGTAGATGGAAGATCTACTTTGGCTAAAGGCACCTTACTGCTTGGATGGAACCGTAGTCTCTTGACCAGTTGGTTGGCTTACGCCGTAAAAGAGACGTTTCGGTCTGCTCTCGCAGTTGAGTG